GGCAAACCACACATACGGCGCGTTGTAACTCAAAACGAGTGCATGCCGCATGGCCACATTGCGCCAATCCTCGCCGCCACGGGCTTTGGTATCGACAAAAATGACATGATCCTCAAACATGTGCCGGCGTACAAATTCCGAGTAATCAAACCCACTCGCCTCGGTGAATGCCACAATGACCTCGTTGAAACGCGGCCGGATGGTTCGGACCATTTGGCGAAATAGGGGATAGTCACAATTTTTGGGCCACGCCACGATCAAATCAAAAACCATGTATCACCTCGCCAAATATGCGGTCACGTTGCATGATCCGTTTTTTGCTCAATCGAAACTCGGCAATCAACCGGTCAATGCCGGCCTTGTATTCGGCCGCTTGTTTTTCCAATTTTCCCGGTTCGCGGTGCCGCCAAAATGCCAACCACCATTGTGCTCGGCGTTCGTACTCTCGGCGCTCAAATTCGGTGGTCGGGCCGGCCGGTAGGGGTTTGGTGGTGTCAAGCATGTTGGCCCACCCACTACTCAACGACCCCACATGGCACCATCGGGCTTGACCATCCCAAATGCTTTGGTGTTTTTCGTAATGCTCAAAATCGTCGGGGTGCACGTGGTATTGGGGCACGTAGGCAATCCGGTTGTGGTCAATTATGCCGCGCAATTTCAATGACGACTCAACAAACGTGTCGCCGGCCTGATCGTAGGCCGCCTCAACCCCAAATGGCTCAATCATGTCACCCTCGGCCCAAAACTTTGCCCCATATGGCGCCAACCGGCGCAATAAATCGGATTGGGTGAAAAAATAGCATGGCCAAAAATTCGGCCCCTGGTCACCCAGGCCGGTGTATTGTATGCCCCATTTTTGTTGGGCCAATTTCAAAATTTGAGTGCCGCACGAGCCGCGTTTGGACCCAATGACGTCATAATCGCCGCGCTCAATAAATGAAAAACACCGGTCAATCATGCCGGGCTTGAAAACAAAACCATCGTCCTCGATGAGCATGACATGGTCCTCGGTGACGTAATTGAGGGCCGCCAATATGGCCTCGCCGTGTTCGGCTTTGTGTTCGTATACCACGGCCGCGATTTTGAGTGAATTGAGGCGGTTTTTGATGTATTCGACCACATCCGGGTCGCTCACGTTGTTGGCCATGACATACAACCGGTCAACCTCGCCACACCATACATCCTCAAAAAATTCAAACCAATAATTGAGCAAAAACGGGTCACCCGGGGTGGGTAATATTGCGGCGCGGCTCATTTTTCCCCCATAAATAATTGATGAAATATTGATTGTAATTTGTTGATGGTCCGGCGAGGGAAATTGAAACGGTCAATGATCCAATCCAATTCGGTTCGGGTGTGGCGGTGGTATTTGGCAATGCCCTCAAAATCAATAACTTTCATAAATTCTTGGATCAAGGCCAGTTTGAATATTTTGTCGGCCCGCCAGGGTTTTTGGTCGGCAAAAAATGCCTCATTTTCAAGTTTTCGCGCCACCGGCCCGCCTGATGTTTTTTCAATGGCCTCGCGCTCGCCTACGTCCCAATATAACCCGCCGATGTGGTAGGCCATAGTTTGCAAGTGTAGGTAGGGTAGGGGAGTGGCAAACATTTTTTCGCCATTGGTGAAATCCTTGATGAATGAGTTGACGTTTTCGGGCAAGTGAATGTAATTGGTAAATTCGATTTTTTTGATGGGGTGAATATGACCCCCGGCGTTGAAAATTTCCAATACAAACTTGAAATTGGTGTCGGAGGCGATTTTGTGATATATCGGCGACCAATCAAGCAAATCGGACCGTTGGCCAATATCGACAATATATTCGCCAAATTCCTTTGAGGTGCGGTGGTACAACCTCCCGGGCACGAAGGCAAAATTGAGGTAAAACGAAAAAAACGGTGACTCATCAATCACCACCGGTACCTGGCCGGGGTATTTTTTGGCCATCAATTCCTCCACCAATGGCCCCGGCGTATATATGGCATGCATGGGCGCGACTACCTCGCCGGTGGTTTCGGCGTGGGTGAAATACTCATCCATGACACCCTTTTTGAAAACAAACTGGTCGTCGTGCATAAGACACACCGCGTCGGCTTGAACCATACGGCCCACATGGTCCAAACTATCCGGCCATGATTTGTCGGTGTATATCAATTCAACCTTGGGTATGGTTTCAATATATTTCCTGATCCAGGGCCAGGGTTTTTGGTGTACCGGTTGGGATACGGCCACATATACCCGGTCAACCTCATCCAACCAATATTTTTTGGCCAGTTCGAGCCAATAGGCAATCAAATAGGGGTAGGCGTTGGTGCCGACTATCACCGCCCGATCATGTGCCATGGTTAAACCTTGCCTTGATCGCCGTGGTGGAAATCAATTTGGTGTAGGGTATATACATCAAAATGATGTTTTTTTCGTCTAACCATTGTTGAGTGAAACCCATTTGTTTGTAATAGTCGCGGGTGGCCCAATCCGATCCGATGGCAATGACGTCGGGTTTGACGTGGTTGATGGCAATTTTAGAGTCGGCACCGCCGGTGTTTTTGATTACCCGGGCCACCCACCGGCACCCCAACAATGCCTTGCGCCGCTCGTCATAAGTCATGACCGGCGGCTTTCCTTTGAATGCGGCGATAAATTCGTCCGGGTTGAGGGAAACCACCACCTCGCCAAATTTGGCGCATGAGGCCAAAAAACTCACATGCCCCCAATGCAACAAATCAAAGGTGCCCCCGGTATATATCACTTGGCTCATGCTAATTTCCTCCACTTATAGTCATCCGGGTGGGTAATGTAAAACCCGGTTAAACCTCGCGGGGTAGGGAAGTGAAACGGCCGGGCCACCCCAAACTCCACAAAGGTGCGCAACCCCGGGGCAATTTTACCCCATGGCCAGGCAAATCCGTGTTCGCTGTTGTCGACCTGGCCCATGTGCCGGTGCAAATCATGAATGAAAACAAAACTTCCCGGGGTGAAATAGTCAAAAAACCGGACAAACTCATTGAAACGCAATTGCGGTTCGGTATCGAGCAGGGCCATTTGATACCGCCGGTCGCTTTTGGGGGTCCATTTGGTGACGTCGGCCGGGTGATTGATGATGTAGGGTTTGAGGTTTGAACGACGGAAATGGTCGTCGGCCTTCAAATAGTTTTCGGTGGCAAATTCGAGGGTTTCCACAATCCCATGGCCGTTGTCGCGGCATGCGCTGGCCATATACATGGTCGACATGCCCCAATGGGTGCCGGTTTCGAGTATGTGGTAGGGTTTGAGGACCCGCACCATGGCATATAAAAATTCACCCACCTCACATTCCACCCCGGCGTCATTGAATGACTCAAACCCGGCATGCACCTTGACTGTTTCGTCGTCCCAATGTCCCTCGGCGTATTTTTTCAATCCCAATACGCGGGCAATGTCGTCGGTCACTTGCATAGTAGTTTTCTCCATTGTTCTTTAATAAATGTTTTTCCAAATAGTTCGATGGCAGTTTTGCGCGCCTCGGCCGAAATGCGGCTGGCGGTGCTTTTGTTTTTGACAAGTTCACCCATTTTGAGTCGCAAATACTCAAGGTCGTTGGAAACAAAACCATTGACCCCGTCGTGTATGATGTCGGCGATTTCATACACCTTCCCGGCCAATTTGAGTGAATTGCCGTATTTTGGCCCCAAGGCCACGATCGGGCACCCGGTCATGAGCGCCTCAATGAAACTAAGGGTATAGGCGGCCGGTTGGGTGCCGGTGTACACATATATGCGGCAATCGCGCATTTTTTGTTTCATACCATCATACGACAAAAACCCCCCATTGAGCGGCCCCATTTGCTCATTTTTGGGTCCGTACACCCTGGCATTGAACCCATGCACCAATTGTTGATAGGCGGTCACATTCAAAAAATCACCCCTATGCTTCATGTTTTGGGCAAAGGTGATGGCCTCGGTGCCGCCGCCGATCCAATGGTCAAATTCGCGCTCGTCTTTGTAAAACCGGATGATGTGGTCGGTGCCAATGTTACCCTCAATGTTGATTTCCCGGGGTGAATAGCGCACCACCTCCAACCCCTCGGCCCGGTATGGGGCCAACATGGCCTCGATTTTGGGGGTTGATTGGCCAATTGAGCGCCAAATGACGCGTTTGTGTTTGATCACCGGCCAATTATTCACAATCCAATCGGGCACATGCATAGCAATGATCGTGTCGAATGGTTCGACAAATTCGGGGGTCAATTTGTCGCGCTCGGGTGCCGGGTGAGCATACATTTGCTCGGGTGGGTGATAGGTGAGCGCCGGCCTGATCGGGTCGGCCGGTTGCCAGGGGAGAATGTAGGACCCGAGGGAAAAATACTTGATCCCCAATTCCTCAAATAGTTTGAGTTCGTCATACTCGAGGATGGCATGACATGACATGTACAAAATCATCAATTCCTCCAAACTATTGGTGGCAAACAAGGCATTTTGATCGTCATAAGTTTGTTGACCTCAAATTTGGTGTGCCGGTCGTCAAATATGACCTCCGTGTCACATTGTTGGCACCACCACACACTCATGCCTTGGGGTGCCCGGCTGTCTTTGTTTTTTTTATTGAAATTGTGTTCTTTTTTCATATTTTCGGCTCGAGTTCTTTGCGTATTCTCAACAATTGCTCAAGCATTTTGTTCCCCACGGCCTCGAGGGAAAATTGATTTTTGACCACAAGTTTTCCACATCGGCCCATGGCGGCGGCCTGGGGTTGGTTATTGAATACCCACCGCATTGCCCGGCGCACATCATCAACCTCGACGTCGGCCCATTTTTGGTCGGGGGTGTACCAATTACCATTGCGGGTGTTTTGCACCGGCACCAGGGAATAGGGGAGTAGGTAGGCGCTTTTTTGATGTTCGAGGTATTCGTGTATGCCGCCGCAATTGGTGGAAATCACCGGCTTTGCCAACAATAGTGCTTCCATTTGAGGAATACCCCACCCCTCACCCCGGTGGGGTGACACATAGCAATCAAAGGTTTGGTGAAACCGGTATATTTGCCCCCGGTCCATCAATTGCCGGTATATATAGAGTGGGGCATAGGATTTGAGCCGGAGGCGCTTTTGTAGTTTTTTGAGGTAGCGGGTGATTTCGTCCTTTTTCCCGGGTTGGAAATTGTCGACGTAGGTTTTGAGGGTGAGGGAAACGCCACCCACCCCCTCAAACTCGCGCCAATATGCCTCAAGCAAAACATTGGGGTTTTTGCGCTCGGTCCATTCAAAAATTGAATAGAATTTGAAATCGTCTTGGTTGGGCACCAAGTATGGTTTGACCTCACCAATGTTGGTGTCAACCGCCTCGGGTATCAAGAAAATGGGAGTCGTCACCCCGGCGGCGCGGATGGCGTCGGCGTTGTATTGTGAGCCGGTCCAAATTTCGTCGAGCATTTGGGCGCCGGTGGCAAAATCCCGGGGCAATTTGTTGGTTTCCCAAAACACCCGGCCGACATTGTATTTGCCCGGCTCAATATATTGCCGGTACACATTGGGGGTAGTGTGAATGATTTTGACTTGATACCCGAGCGGTTTGTTTTCGCATTCCCGGGCAATGGCCCCCAATGGCCCAAAATCGGCAATTTCAAGGGTGTATTTGGGAATTTCGGTGGTGACCATGACACCGGCGGCCATGAGCGCGGCGATGTCGTGCCGGTTGGCCTCGCCATATCCCGAGTAGTCGGCCGCCGGGCCGCAATATTTTATTTTCATATCAACGGTTGCTTTCGATTATGCGTTTTTGATCCACTTGTCGGCCTCATAGGTCACCTCGGCCCCACAATTGTGACAAACTCGGGTGCCCTTGAATTTTTCGGGTTCGTCGGCATAGAATGCCCGCCCGGTGCATGCGTGGCAATAATAGCGGTATTTGGGCATGCTCGGTGCCGCTTTTTCGGCTTTTTTCTCTTTTGGTGGCATATGGTATCACCCCCCTCATGTTATTTTTTCGAGGGTCAAAATATTACTTGATGGCCTCGATTTGATTGGTAATGGTTGGCGGCGTATGTCGTCGATCACCGCTTTGAGTTTTTTGGCGCTTTCCTCGGCGGTCCATTGTCTGACGTATTCGGCCGCTCGTTTGCCCATTTTCCGGGCCTCGGTTTCGTGCTCGTACACATGGCGCATTTGCCGGCGCAAATCGTCAATGTCGCACACCACCATTTTACCAACATTTTGTCCCTTATAGCGTAGGTATAACCCCGGGCAAGTGCCCGACACCTTGACCTCGTACATGTATTTTTTGTCGAAATATTCGGATATGCCATGGGCATTGGGCACGATCGCCGGCAAACCGGTGGCCATGGCCTCGAGTGGTGTGACCCCAAACCCCTCGCCTCGTGAGGGAAACACAAAACAATCGGCCCGGGCCAAAATGTTTTGCATTTGGGCCTTGGTGGCCTTGCCGGTTATGACGTCAATGTTGGGGTATTGTGATTTGATGATGGGCACCGGGGTGCGATTGAGGGTAGTTTTGAGGACCAATTTGACCGGCTCATCCTTTCGAAATTCTTGGGTGAATGCTTTGAATACTTCCAAAAACCCCTTGCGGGCATTGAATGCGTTATAGTGCAAAAACGTGAAATTGCGCCGGGTATCGCGCACCGGTTGGCGCTCAACATAGGTATAGGTGGCCGCGTCGTATCCCAAGGGCACCACCTCGGTTTGAAAACCGGCCTCGGCGAATACACCCTGGCACCATTTGGAGGGCACGAGGATTTTGTCGGCGGCGTTCAAATAGTCATGCCATTCGTCGGGTATCCGGTCCGACTCAAACATGGTGTATATGATCCGGTAGGGTGCTTCAATTTGTAAAATGCCATAGGGTGCATGAAACAAAATGGCGATGTTTTGGTGGTCATAATACAATTTGACGTCCTCACCCATTTTTCTCAATTGTTTGATGAGTAAATCGGAGGCCACCCCATACCCGTCGGCGCCGCCCTGGCTCACCGTGGCCATATACAATCCCAATGCCGGGTCGTGGTTGGCCTTTTGTTGTTTCAATACTTGCTCGATTTTTTCGGCCTGGTGTTCTTTGACCTCATCCTCGGTGGCTTGGCGAAATCCCGGTTGCCTCAACCAATCCTCAAATCGTTTTTCGTTGTCGACGGCGGTGATTTTCCCGGTGGGGGAAACGAGGTATGGCATAAGTTAAATGTGGCCCGGCGGTTTTAACTAGTATTACCATTCGTCACCCTCATGGTCTACGTCGCCGGGCCATGTTACAAATATATGACAATTGCTTCAAAAACACAATAGGCGGGGTACTCTCTCGAGTATTCCCGCCCATTGGCGAAATCAAGAATTGTTTGCTTAGGTGCTTTCGACTTCCACAATTCGGCGCTGGTCCAAAATTGCCACCCCGAATAGTAAATCGAGGGTCAATTGATGGGCACCAAGGTCGCCGTTGTACCAAAACAGTGAGCGCAATGACAAACCAATTCGAGGGTCATTGAGGACCGCCGACGCGACACCATTGCTCATAGGTTTGGGCAATGGCCGGCTGGCTAACACGAGCGCATTTTTGGTGTAGGCCAAATTGTGATACGCGACCGGCGAGCCGGACGTTTCAACCATTTGACTTTCGTGGGTTTCAATTCCGTAGGTTCGAATGACCGAACCATCGGTGATCGAGGACCCGTTGCCCCTTGCGTCATACCGCGAATATTTATCGGTGGCTAGAAGGTCATTGTAAACGCTTGAGTCGACATAGAGGTATTTTTGCTCGAGTTGGGGTACCCTTTGCTCGGTGAAAAACTTGCGGATGTTAAGCATTGAGGTATCGATCGTGGTGGCGCTGGTGGCGTCAAAACTGATCGTGTTTTCAATGCTCGGGTGCAATGCGGCCAATTCGGCCTCAACGGCCTCGGCGAGCGCAATGGCCCCATCCTCGGCGTACCGGTTTTGGGTATCCTGATTTTCAACAACCTTGGCGACGTCGTCGATGGTGATGGTCACTTCTTTGTGTTTGTTGAGGGTCACATAGACATCGGTACCGGTGGGGTTTTGTTTGGTGAATAATTCACCGGCGGTTTTGTCGTTTGCAACGACGGCCCCGGTTTTAGGTACGCGAATGGTTGTGCCCACGGTGGCCGTGGTCCAATCACTATCACGCGACACGGTTTTGGCCAAGTTCAAATAACTTGGAAACCTTTGAATACATTTTTGAGAAATGATCGTGGGAATAAAAACCGCATTTTCGGTTGTAGTCAATACATTGTATGTAGGCATATTTTTTTTCACCTCCCTTACTATAAAGTACGTTAAAATAACGCCTCAATGTGTGAGCCGGGGTGGTGAAAATTGACTACAAATCGTTGGTGATCAAACCTTGCCTCAAGGCAATCAATATGTCCTGTTCGTTTTCGGCGTAAAATACGGGGTCTTGGATTTGCGAATGGGTGAAACGCTTGCCGGTTTTGTTTCCGTCACGTCCGGGGTTTGTCGCATTCCCAAGTTTTTTCACCGCTTGCTCGTCGAACAAGTATGGTTTGGCCTCTTGCAATGATTTGATTGCCTCATCAACACCGGTGACATTGCCGTTTTCGTCAATGCTAATGGTGCCGCGATCGATCAATTTTGCTACCGCCTCGGTATCGACCGCGCCTAGTTGTGCCGATAATACTTGAATTTTGTTGTCAATGAGGGTCGATTGGTACTTTTGCTCAAGTTGGGCCTTTTCGGCTTCCGTTTTTTCGGCTAATTCCTGCCATTTTGCCTGTTCTTTGAGCTTTTTTTTCTCGCTTTCCTCTTGTTGCTTTTCAAGTTCGGCCGCCTTTTTGGCGCGCTCGTTGAGTTGCTTGAACCTCGAATGCTGAAACAAACGCGGGTCGTCGAAAATTTTGTTGAAATCCTCATCGCCGATTTGTTTTGGATCGAAGTTGGATTGGTCGGCTTGCGTTTTTTTCGAGTTCGACTCGTCGCCTTCCTTTCCTTCGTTTGACTTGTTAATGTTTGCGTTGTCGGTGGCTTTCGAATTGTCACCGGTGTCGCTGTTTGCGATTGGTCCTGGCATTTTCCCCTCCATTTGGTATCGCGGCATGCCCGCGCGGGTATTTGTAATATGGCCATTATACTGGCAATCAAAACTCGGTGTCAAACTGCTTGTGTTTTGTGTAATATGATGGTAATATGGAAGTGAATAGTACAACCACAATTTTCAACGTATAATGAGGTGATATATGACCAATGAATTTTTCCAATCACTCCCCCTCTATTACGAGGTTGACGGCGATGTGTTCGTCAAATTGTATGCGGTGGGTGAGGAAATACGGGGTATCAACCATTGGGGCAATCCGTATCCGGCCGGAAACGCCGTTTTGAATGGCCGGCCAACCACTCGCGCCGCCTATATTGGGGCGGTGGAAAATCGCACCGGTCAACCGGTACCGATCCGGCCAAGGGCCTCGGTGTAGGCATTCCCATATAATTTTTTCATTTGTAACATGGCATTGTTTCGCGTGGCGTGGTCATTGTTGACGTCGCGCCATATTTCATACCATTTGTGCCCGCCGGCTTCCTTTGCCGCCAACATTTCCTTATAGGTGACTTGAATTTCCCCAATCCTACCCCCGGGCAATTTCACGTTGATCATGGCCATGGCATAGCCGTCGGTGGTATCGAGTTTGTTTTTTGATGATTTTTCGTCGATGGTGTAACGTTTGGCCACGGCCTTGCGCATTTCCTCAAGTTCTTTCGGGTCCCATGGGTTATTGATGACCAGGGTGGCCCGGTTGGCGTCTTTGAGTTTGAAAACATCGCCGTTATAGTCACGAATGATTTTGTCGGTGGCCCGGTCGAGTTTTTTGACCGGCCCGACTTTGTACTTCCATTGATTTGCGGCCACACTTCCCACAATTTCCTCGAAAACTTCCTGATGTTCGTTGGCCAAGTCGATCATGTTTTTTTTGACATTGGCAAGAATAGGACCGCGCATTGATTTGCCGGCGGGGTCATAGGCGCCGGTGTCCGGGTTGTAGGCGTTGGTCATGCTGGCCAATTTCGGGGCCAATACGTTGATGGCATGCTTGCAATTGGGGTGAAACAACCCGCCGGCCTCGGCTTCGGCCACGGTGGGGTACCCTCGCGAGGCGCCGGTGGCCGACAACACTTGGCCCTCAAATGGGGTGCATAGTGGGCATGACCCAAGGTGGCGCGACACTTGTACCAAATCATACCCGTTTTCGGCGAGCCGGTTGGCAATGCCCCGGTTGCGGGTTTCCACCAATTTGGTGCGAAATAGCATGTTGGCGTAGCGGTCCAGGGTCCATGAATTACCGCCCCGGTCAACCACGGCCGCCAATCCCTGCTCCATCAATACCCCCTTGACCTGCTGGCGCACCTCGCGCAATGCTTTCCCCCCGATCATGCCCTCGGCAAGTTTTTGGGTGATGGCCTCGCGGCTTATGCGGCCCAATAGCAATTGCCCGGACCGCGAAACGCCGGTCAACCCTTGGGCAAATGCCCGGGCGGTATCGTCAATCAATCCGGTAATGGCGTCTTGGTGTATTTTGTTTAACCCCTCGGCCACCTTGACCTCGGCCCCCACGTTTTCCAGTTGTTTGACCGCGTCGGCGGCGCCGGCTTTGTAATATGCCGGTATATTCTCCCCAATCCAATCGTCGGTGTATTGGTTCAATTGACTCAAAATGTCGTCAATTTGGGCCTGAATTTTCTTGCGGTTTTGTACTCCCCAATCGGTTGCGGTGGCAATTTCGGCGGTTATGGCCTCATATGCCCGGGTATAGGTGGCAATGAGTTTGTCAAGGTTTTTTTCATTGATTTCGACCGATTTTGGATACATACATATTATTTTTCTTTGTTAGCAAATGGCGGCGTTTTCCCTGGCATTTTGTCACCGGGTTTGAAATCGGCCATGGGGTTCATTTTGATGGCCTCGGCGCCTTCCTTTTGCTGTTCTTTGATCATTTCCTCGGCGCTTTTTTCGTCCAGGTTATACAAGGTCATGATGGCTTGCTTTTTGGATTTGAGGCCGGCGTCAACGGCTTTGATTTCGTTGTCCAATTCCTCCACCATGTCCTCGGGCAATCCGTCGGCCCATTCAAGTTCGGGCACCACCGGCTCACCCTTGAGTCGCTTGCCCTCAACCTCAATGCCCCAGGCTTTTGCTAATACTTGCGCTTTGTATAACGCCTGTTTGATGGCGTAGTCATAGTACAATTTTTTGCGGGCCACCTTGGCGATGGTCCTCATCAGTTTGAATTTGAGTGCCCGGCCACTATCGGATTGGCCTTGTCCCATCCCCAATACGTCCGGCGATACCTCGCCGATCATATACATAAATTCCACCAATTTTTCGACCTGTTTGAAGGCGTTGTCCAATGAGGCGTCCCACACGATGTATTCGGGTTTGCCGGTTTCCCCCTCTTGAATTTCAATGACCCCAAGTTGGGATTTTTTGACCTTGCCTTTTTCGTCCAAAATGCCGGTGGGCACGGTCAAAATCGGATCACTATGTTTGTCCAAAATATTGTCAACCTTGCTCATCCGGTTATTGATGGCGTAAAACAACGAGTCAAGGTCGTAATAGTCGGAAATGCCAAAATACCGGTCGCCGGTTTTCCAATTGGGTACATGTTGCAACAATGAAAAATCGACCTTGGTTTTTTCAATCGGTTTGATGTCGGCAATATCCAACAATGACAATGGTTGCTCAATGTCGAGTTTGTCGCCTTTGAGTTTGTACACTTTGTTTTCGATTTGGCCCGGGGTGTGGATTTCCATGCGCACATACTTGGCCCCGGATACCTCAAACACCCATGCCAGAGTTTCCATTTCGGGGTGGGCACGGACGTTAAAATCGGAAACGTTGGGAAAATATATTTTTGGTGTGGTGTCCTCAATAATGAGGGATGATTTTTTGTCGAGTGGCTCGCGCTGGCCGATCCTCAATTTGAATAGTGCGTCACCCAAATAAGAATTTGACAATGCCGACTCATAGCATTGGGTGTCCATGTTGTTGTCGCGCCACAACCCCTCCACAAACTCTTGGTCGCCGCCCTCGGGCATGTTGATGGCGATGGGTTCGGAAAATAGCATGTCGGCGGTGATTTTGGAAATTAAACCGGCGAAATTTACCACGGTATAGCGCAATTTTTTCCAGGCCCGCGAAAATGACTCATCCTCGCCGACCCTGATGTTGAATGCCTCGAAATGGTCGCCGGTGAATAGGTTGGCGTAGTAGTCATACATGGCCAGGCGCATTTTGTCGTCGGGGTGGGGAAACACGGCGCCGACCGCTTGAACCTTGCCGGTATCCTCAATGGTAATTTGGGGTGGGGTAATGGTGGGTGTATTTGGGTAATTATCGCTTGCCATATTTCCTTTCATTGTAGCATTTCTAAAACGGGTTTTGTGCAAACACCCGAGCCGGTTTTGGTTTTAGCTTGCGCATTTGTATGGCAATCATGCCCGCAAACAATGCGTCGTCATGCTTCCCGTCGGCATGCTCGCGCTTGCCGTTGGGCTTTTTCACAAATGTGCGCATTTCGGCCAGGGTGATTGGTGAGTTGATTTCGAGGTGTCCTTCGTCAAAAAATATGGCAAACTCATCAATCATGACGTCGCGTGTCTTAATATTGGTATTCCACCCAAGTTTTTTGGTACGCTTTTGGGTGCGCTCGTCAATTTTGGTGTCGTAATAGTAATTATCGTATATTTTCGACAAAAACAAAATAGTCGTGAGCATGTTGTTTTCCACCCCTACAAATGCCCGGTTGTATGCCATGGCCGCCATTTTGGTCACCTCCGATAGTTCGTCCGGCCGCAATTTCCCGTAGTATTGAGCGCATTGGCGCGGGTTGCCGCCCTCATCCTCACCCCAAATGTCGATACACGAAAAATCGGCCCCATCGCCGTCGGATGGGTCAACGCCGACGAGGTAGTGTTTGCCAGGTTCGGGTAGGTGCCACACCCTGAAACCGAGCTTGGCTAATTCGTACAATGCCTCAAATTCGGGTTTTTTCTCGAGTGGTGAGGGGTTGGTAGGTATTTTGTGGGGTATTTTGAGCCGGACCGCGTCGAGCTTCTCGGCGTTGAATACCGCGCCGGCCCCGCTTTGAAATGCCTCAATCATGGTTGAGGGGTATTCTTGCTTGAATAGTTGGTCGGGGGTTAGGCCCTCGCCAATTGAGGCCACCTTCAATTCATTCATTTTCCACCGGCGCCACAACAATTGGCCATCGGTTAATTGGTGGGCCGCTTGCAATTCGATTTCACCGGTGGTTTTCTCCTCATCACTCAATGATCCGGGCAGGGTGTATTCGGGGTTTTCAAACCAGGCAAAGAAATGGGCCTTGTAATCCATTGGCCCCGGATTGCTTTTGTAATAGTTTTCCATGAAAAAATCGTAAAATTCATTGAAACCGTTGCCGGTGGTTTCCTCGGTGATCCGGCCGGTAATGGGTACGGCTTGCTTTGAGCCGGCCACCAGTTCGGCCCGGTCTTTGATGTAGGCGGCCTCGGAAACGTGCAATCGTTGGACCGTGCCCGAGCGCAATTTGAGCGCCACATAAATGCTCGAGTCGAGCGGGTACCCGTCAAAACGGTGGGTGAAACGGTACATGCGAAGGGTGTCGGTTTTGGTTTCGGGTTTCAGGGGGTCGGGCATGTTGGTGTATGCCCTTTTGACAATTTGGAATATTTCGTCAAGGGCCACCCGCTCGTGGGCAATAATGGCGCATGACATACCCGGCACCCATAACGCCTCATCCAGTAAATCAACGCATGCGTCGGTGGTGAAACCAAACTGGCGGGCCTTGACGATGGCATTGTACCGGTGGCCGCCCCGGTCGGCATAATAACGCAATTGCATGAGGTTGGGTTGGAAGGTGACGAGTGCGCCGGCCTTATTCTTGATTTTGTATAGGTGGCTCATTCGCCACCACTTGTCCATCAATCGCTTGTCGAGCCGTGGCCCCGAGTTTTCCATAGTTTGTTTCCAGTTGATCCAATAAATTGCCCATGGTTTCCGGGTCGACCTCATGCTCGATGGTTTGGCGGTCCTTTACTCCAAGCATTTTGGCTTTTTCCCGGTGCATTTTCCAATCGTCATGGCCGACTTTTTCCATTTTTTCAATTGACTCTGAAATGGCCGTGTTGATGGCTTCCTTGGCCAATGGGTGATGTCGCCACCGGTAAATGGTTTTGCGGCCGACTCCAAGTGCCTCGGCCAGTATTGTCCAATTCTTGATGTTGGCATTGCCAATTTCTTTCAAAAATTCCTCAAACTTCATTTCCAAATACGGGTCAATCGGGTTATTTTGTGCTTCGTTCATATTGCTTTCATTTTACACTATCGGCGCCGGCTTGCCAGTATTTCGGTCACCTTATCGTCAACCTCTTTGCGTTTGGCGGCGCTTTTGTAATACCCCAATTTGTTTCGACTTACCATTTGCCAATACTTCAATTCCTCGGGTGGTAATTCTTTCGGGTCGATCACGGCATAAGGGTTTTTTTTGTAATGCCTCAAGCTGGTGACGTTTTGCATGAAACGGGGTAATTTCCCGGGTTCAAATAAAATGACGGTGTGGTGCATAGTTTGATTATACCTAATTGACGCCGGTGACAATATCCCAACATGATGAGCAAAAAACGCCGGTACATACCCGGGGTACTTCCTCGGGCGGAATGATAAAACCGTCGACCCCGTCATAGTATTCCTCGAGGTCCTCGTTTTCCATGATGTAATACACAAAATCGCGTTTTACTTTTTTCTTACACCGCAAACATCGAGTGAGTTTTGCCGGTTGTTCGTCGTTCATAACGGTCAATGCTCCAGAGTCGTAGAATATAATTTCGCGCCGGTAACAGTTCGCGACTCAATACGAAATGATAGGGCGTTGGGTGGTCAACCCTCCCCCGGGGTGGAATTTCCCCCGCCCGGGCAATTTCCCAAAACCGCCTTGCATGTATAAAACCATACACATATGCCTCGGCAAATGTCGGATCGACCCGGACAAAACAAAAATAATTTTCGTCTTTGCGCTCATGGTGGTCAAACACAAGCATTTTTTCATTGAAATACCATTGGTCGGAAAATTCCCGGGTGTGGCTTTTGACGTCGATATAATCATGGTCATAGTGTAAATCAAACCTATCCCCTCCAATGTATTTCTCCTCCCTTGTCGTTCTCACATCAAACCCAAACCGGTCAAAACACCTCTCGGCGGCCAAATGGCCCAAATAACCGGTGACGTTTTTGGTGGCCGATAGGTCAACGGTGCGCCGGCCCTCGTTTTTGCGGTCCATGTATCGTGCCCACTCATGTGCCCGCTCAACGTCCATGGCACCAAATTCGATGGTGACAATGTCGTCAATGGTCACTGAATTGACCGTTTGGCAAACCTGGCCTTGCGTTGTTGTCGGCACGATTTGCAACGCTTGGGTTGGTTCAATCCTCTCTCAAAATAAAATGCTTGCTCGGTGGATGGCCACACAAAATCGCGGCCGCAATCACTACACACAATCACCCGGTCCTCCCCCGGCTCAAATGGTTCTAATGCGCTCATACTTTCCCCCATGTGGCTCAATGTATATATGAGTACCAAAGGCCGCCACGCCCGGGTACTTTTCCCATGATCCGGCCATGACGTTTTGGTCGTCGTTAATGGCCCCTATATATTGTAACGTATCAAGTATTGAGGTGAATAGGTTGTCACCATCAACCCGGTATTTCCCTTGAATGAAAAAATCACAATGCACCCTCACCGGTTGGTCGGCGAATTTTTCTTTGAGTTGAGGTTTGAGTTCAATGGTGGCCTCGGCCAAATACCGCTCATATGCCACCGAGGGCACCAAAAACCGCCGCCGGCCCCGCATGATCCATTGTTTTGAGTTCTTTTTGGAAATCACCCGCCGCGTCAAAATCAGTTTCATAGGTATTCGCGACAATTGACGATCGCCTCAACCATTTGGGCGGATGGCTCGGCCTCGTCATTTTCCAATTCGGCAAAAATGCCGGGGTCGGCCGGTTCGTCGGCATACACAAACAATTGATTGTAAGTACACAAACAAAACATGTGCGAAAATGATTGCTCGCAATCGTGTTTGTAGGTATTGTCTGCCTTGGGTGTTTTGGGTGAGTCGATGGCCCGCCATAACAACATAAAAACGACAATCGATATGATCGCGGTGAGGATTTGGGTTGCCAGTTCAATTTTGGGTGTGGGGTTTTTCATAAAAACCTCGCCAGTATAATTGTGCCCAAATACCCAATCATGATACCAAGTAAGCCGGCGGCGATAAAATCACCCCAGGCCCATATTGATTGCCAAATCGCCTTGGCGAGGGGTTTTTTGTGCATGGTGATCCCCCTGATGGCTATTTTTTGGCCCTTTTTGTCGTGGCCCACGATTTCAATTGTTTTCATATTTCCCCTATTTGTTTTTGTAGCGGTTAATAACTTTGATGACCTCGGCCTCGTCCATTTTCGAAAACTCACTCAAAATGAGGCGCAACACCTCTTTGACTTGAGCAATCGACAATGACTTTTTCATGCCCTCTTGCAAGGTGATTTCCCTGGCAAAATTATTCAAATTCACTTGACTCACCCCCTCACCTCAAGCATGCACCCAGGTTGAATAGGTCCATGATAAATAATAACCCAACCCCACTCCAAACGCTCAAAAAAATGAATAGAGTGGAAAATACAAATAGTTTCAATAGTTTCATATCAGTACCCCATCAATACCGGCATTGCGGCTATCAAAAACCAGGCCATGAGCAATGACCCGGCAATCATAAATAAAACATACATGGTGTTTGTTTTCATGGCAAAAACCTTTCATATAACCGATTTTCGGTCAAATAATTGTGAAATTCACTCGATTGGGTGATGATCCAATTGTGTGCATGCTCGAGCAATTTGTCGGTCAACCACACTTGGCTCATATCCGATTTTTTGGCATATTGGTCATAGTGCCAAATGATTGCCCGGTCGACAAACATGCCGGCAAATGAGGCCAACACCCCGTACACCCCCGGTTGCATGGTGCCGGCGTAGTGTTCGGATGATGATTTGCCGGTTTTCCAATCGTAAATGACCGGCGAGTCATAGCAATCAATCACCCCGACCAAATCCAACCAGGGTTCGAGTTCGACCACCTTTTTGATTTCGGCCTGGGGCTGGTGGAGGGCGGCCCCGCCAAACTCCACCGGTAGTGTTTTAGTGGCGTTGACGTGGGTTTCCCATTGCTCGTGGTACTGTTTGCCATCGGCCATGGCCGGGGTCATGAATTTTTCGAGTTTGAAATAGTATTTGATGGCCCGCTCCCAATCACCCGAGGCCCACACATTGAGGGTTGAAAATGAGGCGCGAAATTTCATTTGGCCCCCTTTTTGAGTTGGAAGGTGATTTGTTTTTTGCGCTCGACCTCTTTGATCCCGGCCGGCATGCCTTTGTGGGTTTCGGCCCAATCCTCCACCGCCTTTGCATTGACCGAATACCGTTTGATGACTTTGTACAATTCCGGGTCGATTTGGTCAATTGAGGGTTCGTCGAGGTAATATTTGGCCCCAAAATGCCGGTAGGACACTTTGATTTTGTCACCCTGAATGCTCGAAAAATTGGGGTCAAGTTTTTGGGCGGCCTGTTCGAGGACCAGTTTGGCCGCGTCAATGGCCATGTCGACCTGATTTTTGATTTCCAATAATTTGAGCAAATGTTTTTCGCCGGCCGGGGTCAAAAATATTTCGTCGGATTTGGCCACGAGGTCGGCGAGTTTTTCAATATCAATTTTCATATGCCCTCCGTTTCACGTCACACACACAAGCGGCGAGGTTTTCGCCGCATGTGTCGCATTCCGTATGATCGCACACATAACATTCGCCATATTCGGTCAATTGTGCCCCGCATGAGCGGCACGATTGGGTGAAGTTTTCCGGGTGGTAGTGGCGCTCGATGTCTTGATCATTGTACATTTTGACCTCCATTGAGTTTGGCGCGGGCCTCGGCCACCGATTTTGATTTGGTTGGTTCGACCGGCTCGACCGGCTCGGCGGGTTTTTGGGGTGGGGGTGGTAATTTGCCCGGGGTGGGCAAATCGGCCAAGGGGCTTTGTGCCGGGGCAATTTCCTCGGTGGCGTAAATGCCCGACAATTCGTTGGGAAATGCCTTGCGTAATGCCAATGCCTCGGCGGTTTTGCCTAACATCAAATAGGGCATTTTGGCCCACAAACCTTGGGGCTTGCCGTCTTTGTCGGTTTGCACATATTCCGACCACCGGGCCGACGCGGCAAATGATACCCGTGACCCTTTGATTTGCTTGTACACCGTGACGCTGGCCTTGGTGGGGTGGGGGTCGGCCTCATCCTCGGGCAAATACACCACATCGTCTTGCCCGGCGTATTGTCCGGACCTCTGGGCCACCAGTCGCATGCCATCGATCCCGGTTTGGATGGTCATGGTTTCTTTGCCCATGCGATTATTCCACCGGTATATGGCGTATATTTGTTTGGTGAGCGGGTCGAGGCCGGTGCGCTTGCAAGTGTACAAAAACAACAACATGTCCTCGTCGGGCCGGGGTTTGTTTTGCCGGTCGACCCCCAAAACTTGAGTTTTGATCAGGTCAATATATACCGCCGGGCTTTGCCCCTTGGGTATCATGTCTTTCAACCGGGCGTTTTTGCCCTCCCTAATCATTGCAATGGCCTTGCTTGAAACGCTGGCCGTGGCGTTTGGTGATCCTTCCATGGTATCCCCTTTCACCCGGGTGCCGGGTATTATTTTATAAGTTCGAAACCTTGCGCAAAATCCAATATATGTGCTGGCGGGTATACGGTTGACCGGTTTTGGGGTTGACGTAGCGGTCGGCAATTTGGGCCGCGCTCATACCGGCATTGTAATCGGCGGCCACTTGTAACCAAAAATCGGTGGCCCGTTGGGTGCGTTGCTGGTGGCGTTGGTAGGTGACTTTCATGAGTCGATTGTAAACTAATTGTCATATGATTGTCAAATGCTAACAATGACCCGGCACACATCGCCGCACCCGATCGCGTCGCGGGTAGCGATGGTCAAGTCAATGATTTTGCCGTGGCGCTCAAAACCGCCGGTGTCGGTGACTTTTGCCCGCACCGAGCGGCCGGTTTTGTCATTGGTAATGGTCACATACGAATTGAGTGGTGCCCGATTGAATGCCACCGTGAGGGCCTCGTCATTGAGGGTTTCACCGTTGGCCATGGTAAGGGTAGGCGAGCAACCAATACACCCGTTTTTGCTATAGTATGAGGCCATCCCGACCCATTTTTGAATTGGTGTGGGGGTGGGAGTTGACATGGGGGTCATGGTTGGGGCCGGGGTGGGATTGACAAGCGGCCCGGGTGGGATGGGTGACACAAACTCAACCGGCCGGGGCCAAAATATACCCACAATGACCCCGGCGATAAATATGGCGCGTTTCATGCCCAAAACCTCGATTTTTTGATGTAATGTTGGCGGCGTTTCGGCGGCCACACTTGCATGCGGCTCAAATTGTGCAACCGGTCGGCGTATTTGAGCATGACACCCCGCTCGGTGTGGAGGTTAGGAAATTCGCCATCAACCTTGGTGAGTTCGACCACCAAATCGGCGATGTCATCATCAAATTCGTCGCGCAAATCGTCCTCGGTGGTGTCGGTGTCCTCCAAGGTGTCGTGTAAGTAGGCGGCGGCAATCAGGTTGAAATCGGTTGGGGCCACCAGTTCGATTATGGCGGCCACGGCCTCGCAATGGTCAAAATGCGGGGTGCCCTCGTCGTCAATTTGACCGGCGTGGGCCGCCTCGGCGTATTGCGAGGCGGCGGTGATTACGTTTTCGGTCATTGGCTCATCCTTTCGTAAGTTTCCCACGTTTCGGTGCGGTCGTGCAATGGGATCGGGTAGTCGCTTGGGAAACGCGAGTCGCTCGTGTAAATGAATGTGCCCCCGCTCATCCATCCGGTGTACCCGGCCGGTGGTTGGGCCACCGGTTCGGCGTGGGTGTATTCGCGGCCCCCGATTTGGCGTTTGACCAATTTGACGACCGGGGTGTCGCCGGATTTTTCCGAGTCGAATGGGCCGGTGACCCCCTCGCCGGTCAAATATACCTGGTCACCCTCAACCGAGTTGGCCATGCGGCCCATTTTTCCGTTTGCGTAAACAAAACACAATAGTGCTTTCATTCGCTTGCCCTCCATTCAAAATTTTTGATATGCGGTGCGATTGCAAAATACAATCGGACCAAAACGATCCGGCCGAGGCCGGTGCGGCGATGGCCGCACGTATAACACCAATTTGTTTTGGCGTATACGTAGCGGCGCCATTTTTCGAGTAATCGCATATTATTGCCCCCCCGCGTAATTGATATTGACTAGGCCCTGGGCCAAGTATTTGAGGAAATGGTTGACGTCGCCATTGTGAAAATCAATGGTGGTCAATTTTTTGGCGATTTGGACCTGATGGGTCGGGTGCGCGGTTTTGATCGCCTCAATGGTCACATCCGTGTCAATGATGTGTCGGCCGCCGTTTTTGTCGGTTAGGGTCCACACCTGATAATTGATGACTTTTTCCTCGAAAAATCGGTCGAGGTAGGATTGGGCTTGATTATGGGTCATTTGCCCCCCTTTCGTATTTGTTAATTCACCTATATTGTAATATGATTGTAATATGAAATGCAAGGGGGAAATTTGATTGATGAGGCGGCGTTAATTTGCAACGAATGAGCCATTGACCGGCTTTTTGACGGCGTCGCGCTTGCCTAATAATACATCGGTGACTGCCACAAACACACAAAACCTGATTGCTTCGTCAATTTTGTACCCGGTGCGCAATAGTTTCCGGCACCGGCGCCTCATATCCGGCCACAATATCCGGCGTCCGTGATACTTGTGCCACAAACCATGACATTTTGCGCATAGCGGCATGAGTGCGTTTATTTTTTCATTGTGAAGAATATTTTTATTTGTCGCCGGAATTTTATAATATCGGTGGTGAATATGTAAATTTTTGGTGTTGTCGCAAATAAAACACCGCCGCCCCTTTTTTTCAATAACCTCTGATTTGATTGACTTCCAATGTTTAGTGTTCAAGTAGTTTTTGTAACTCACACCAATCCTTTCCGACCGGTTGTTTCGTGTCCTAGTCTGGTGTTTGTTTTCAAAACGAATGAGCCGATCCAAAAAAACGCCCACATGGTTTTGACCAAACGGTTCGCACTATTAAATTGTCACATCGATATGTTGCGGCAATCCTACCGCCGGCCGGCTGTTTAGAGGCGCCGGACCCCATCGTTGCGGTTTCACGCGTATCCCCGCTAGGTTTCCCATGTCCCACGCGCGAGCGTTTGATGGCTCGTATCCCGGGGTGAGGTTGCCCCACCTAACACCCCAGGGGTACGAAACATCAAAACATGGTTTGCTTAATTTCGGCCGCCAAATATTCGTCCTCGACCATATCACAAAAACGCAACACCCATTTTTGGTATGTTGCGTGATCGACTTGCTTTTGGCTTTTGTGTATTGATCGGAAAAATTCGACGGCTTTGCGTAGTTTTTCGTTGTATTGTTTTGGTGGTTGTTGTGTCATAAAAAAACCGCTTTCGTAGTGGCAAGGCAATCAACCTTTTGGCAAGGGTATTCTTGCCACCGCGAAAACGGTCTTGGTTGGTTGTCTACTCCCCCCTTGCCGTAGGGAAACCGGTTAGACCGGACGTAATAAAAATGTACCAAATGCGCAATGACTTTGTCAATCGGGTATTTCATTGAGGTCGACTTTGTCGAGCATTTCCCGGTAATCGTACCCCGGATCGAATGGCCGGCCGGTCCAATACTCAATGTTTTTGATGTGCCAATCGAGCAATTCGCATTTTCCGAGTGAGGCCACCACGGCGGCCGACACCTTGAGTTGCAAGAGGATTTCGGCAAAAAACTCGTTGTTTGGTTCGTGTTCACTCATTTTCGCTTGGGGCCTCATCGGCGAAATTATCCCAATCGGGCCATTTTTTTGTCATATCCTCATCATTATACCCGGTTTTGAGTGGGGTGAGCCGGTTGACGCCGGCGGTGCCTTGTTGAATGTCGGCAAATGCGTCGTTTGCCTCAACGATGTCACCCGACACAAAAATGTTGTGCTCTTTGCCGTCAAGCATAATTGACACCCCATACATTTGCTCGGGTGTGCGAATTTGCGGGGTGTACCCCTTTTTTTGTAGCCACCCATCGGTGGGCTTATAGGCGCCGTTGGCAATATAGGTCACCGGCTTGACTTGGCCCAATTCGGTGTGGGCAAAACTTTGTTGGATCGACTTTTGGTGGTTGTGGTTTGAAATGATCCAATCGACCGGCCCGGCGGCCCCAAACCGGTGCGACCTTGCTTGCGGATGATTTCGATTGTACATCGAGTGGCCGGGTAACTGATGGGCCGCAAACCCGGTGTACCGCTCGTCACCGACGTTGGCGACGATGTGGGTGGGTCCGTTGGTAGTGTTGACGCCCTCATTGCGCACCATGGCTTGCAAATCAAACCCGGATTTTTTGAGCCACCCATCATGATCGCCGGGTATACGCAACAACAATTTGTGGCGTTGGGCCATGTATTGCACGATCGACCAAAAAAACAATATTTGCTCGGGTGTTTGTTCCATTTGTTCAAATTGGCCCGGGTTCCAATGTAGGTTGTCAATTTCGTCACCCATAAAAATCAAAAACGAGTTGAGGGTGCGGTCAATGGCGTTGACCTCGTCCTCAATGCGCTTATAGTCGGTGGTGGGGTGGCCGATGTGGTGATCCCCCATCCAATTGAGCAATGGGTGGGCCATGAATGAAAACTCGACCACGTTTGAGTGCTCATTGCCGCCGACTTGCTCTTGCCGGTCGCGGTAGCGTTGACTGATTTGGTGGAAATCCAATGCACCGTCCACCGGCGTGTGCCGCACAAATTCACTCATGGTGACCCCCTGCTAATTGCAAATAAATATTCGAAAATGCCACATCACCGCCCCACAATTCGTATTGCCGGCGCGATAATTCCCGGCCCTCATGGTAGTCATACCCGTTGTTTGATAAATGGTGCAAATACTTGACGTCGTTGCGAAAAACCTTGGCCTTGACGGCCGAGTCAATATCGATGCCGGCCGTGTCGGCAATGTCTTGGGTATATTCTAAAATTTGGATAATTTCGGGGGAAAACTCCGGGTTTATGCTTGCCCGCTTTGTTGCTAAATAGAAAACGTCCCCGATTTCACTTGCGAGTGCAAATGCCGACTCCCCAATCAAACACAATTCGACCGCCTCCGGCAATTCTTCCAAACCCTCATGCCGGATCATTTCATCAATATTTTCAATGGTGTCGTGTTCTATCCAACGTCGTCGATCGCTTGTTTGAATGAGTACCGCCTGTCGGGTGTGATCCGATAGGCGTTCAATCATTTGCCTCCGACTTTTTGCGCTATTTTGTAACCACCGGATGCCATGAGTGCCAATTCAATTGCGTCAATGGCATGATTAAAAATTTGGTTTCCTAGGTCTGCCGGAATAAAACCAACCAAAAATGCGGCCACAAATGATATTGCAAATTTTATTTCACTTGATAGTCCTGGCTTATAAAACGAAATAACATTGACAATTCCAATTGCAACCAATCCGGCAAATGTAAGGCTTTGTAAATCCATATAAATCACCGCCTCGCCAAATTATGTGTTTGTATTCCCAAAAATAGTCCAAATAAATAAAAACACGTGATGAGTATGGTTGTGACTAACCCGGCCAACGTTTGTACGTGTCGGGCAAAAACATCGGGATCATTCCCCAATAAACGGGCATATGTAGTCAAAATCATCAATATTGAATAGGAAACAACAACCAATGATGTTTTTTTGAATAAAATTAAATCACCGTTACAAATCAATGATCCAATCATCATTGAAATAATGGTCACCATAGCCATGGCTTGCCAAAAAAAATTGCCATTCATTACATAAATAAACGTGTTGTAAATGTTGGTCAATTCTAACGGCATCATTTTTTTACCTCATTGATAAAATGGTCAACCGATTTTACAAGTTCGGCAATTGTACCTTTTAGGCCCCCAATGGTTTTTTCCAATTCACCCATTCGTTTTTCCAACCTAGTGAGCAAATATAAACTCACAACAACCGGGAATGCATAGTTGGTAAGTAATTTTGCTAATTCTTCCATATAAAATCCATTATATCAATTCTGGGACCACTTTTGTTTCACAAATGCTATGAGTTTGGCGAGCCAATTTTCCACCGTTTCCCCGTTTTGACATTGAGCCAATTTGGTTTTTAGCTCGGTAATTTCCAAATCCTTGAGGCCGCCGTCCTTTTGAGCCTCCCGTAAATCGACCCTCACCGACTCAATGACGACCTCCAAACTACCCACCTTTTTTTCGAGTGCTTTGATGTCCGCATATTTGATTGATATATCAGTTTTTAGTATTTCTTGGTCAATTTGGCATTGTTGCATGAGGTTTGCTAACTTGTTTTTTTGGTTTTCAACCTCGGTGAGTGCTTTGTCCCGGTCAATTTCGATTTGTTTTTTTTCATTTTCCAGAGTAGTGGCCCTTGAAATATACCCTCCCACTACACTCTGCACGTCCTCAAACTGGGTCGCTTTGGGGTCGCGTTCCGGCAAATATTTTTTGACCGTTTTGTCCCATTCGGTGGACCCATGTATCACATTGGGCCATATGTCGGCCGGGACCTCAATGGTCTTTACCGCCGGTTTTCCCTCGAGTATGAGGTATCGTTCGATAGTGTCCCGGGCGCTTGGCTTAAACCATCCCAAATAATCCTTGAGTGATCGTTCGCGGCCACCCAATGGGTCGGCAATAGTAAAATCATTTTCGTCGCTGTTATTGTAACCAATGGCCAAAACCCAATGTTGATCGTTTTCGACGGTTTTGGGGTTGACGTCAATATGTAGTGCTACCACAAATCCATTATCGATGGCGGTTTTTATTTCGTTGATTTGGTCGTCGGTTAGTCGTTGAGGGGTAGCCACAATTTTTTCCTTGATGTCGGAATAAACCTTGGTAATTGATCCCCAAACATAATTGCCCCCACCGGCGGAAAATCCCTGTTTAGCTTTGAGGGCCTCATTGAGTTTGTCCGGGTCGGTGTCCTTGCCATAATAACGGGCGGCCATTGCTAAGTCACACAATAGGCAACCAAAATTGTAAATGTTGTACGGTAAATTTGTGTTAAACCCGAGCATTTTATTTGCCCATCGACTGTCCCATTGAGAAAAAATTTGTTGCAATGAGTTTTTCATTTTACCCCCTGTTTATTATTATTATAATATTGCAAATAATGGTGCGCCGCCTTGTCCAAACTTAAATTGAATGAATTTGACTTGGATGTATGGCGGTTCTTGATTGTCGGTTGATGATGCCGACACGTTGGTGCTATTCCATGAGGCCGTCCCCGATGTTAAATTTTTTGTTGTATGCGAGTGACCCTCTGATGCACCATATGGTCCAACCCCGGTTTCACCATTGGCCCCAAATGTTGATGTACTCCCCGTGTGAGTGTGTGCGGCTGTCCCGTGTGTATGACTATTGTTTGCGGCATGAGAATGAGTATTTGATCCGGTGGACGATACCCCGGCACCGGCCGACGCTTTATTCCTGACATAATAATCAACCAAATTTGGTGTCCCATTGGTCCCATCGCAATTGATCCAACCCACCGGGGTGGTTGTTTCGGTGGTCATGGCTATGTCGCCGGCAATTGGGGTTGCTTGGCTTGTAAATTTGAATAAATTGATTGTTTGTGACAACGGCACGTTGCTCGCTGATCCCGATGTTAGGGTTGCCGCCGACCCGGCGAGGGTGTAATTATTCCAATATAGGGTGTGCGAGTGATTGCCGGTGGCGTGTTTGTTTCCTGATGATGTATTCACACCAACTGATGAGGCATCCGACGGTGACGTTGCTGAATGACTATGCGTGACTCCGGTATGTGTATGGCTCACGTTGTGGGTGTGAGTGTCTGATCCTCCGGTGTCGCCGGCATCCTCACCGGTTGACGCCCCACGCATGTGTTTTTCGGCGCTGTCTGAATGAAATGATGCGTTTACTCTTGACCCTGCCGATGTGATAACAATACCATCGACCGGAAATACTGAATATGAGTTTGTTTTTATAAATATAAACGTATAATATGCCGGCAAATTTGTGCTTGCCGGGTATGCAACCGTATCACTTAAAGTACCACCAGACATCGCCGTTGAGGTTGCATAAGTGCTACTCATATGGTGACTGTGTCCAGTATCGGTCCCACCACTACCTTCACCGGCGTCTTGACTACCGCCTGAATAAGAATTCAACATCATTTGATGGGTGTGGGCCACCATGGTGTGTGAGTGGGCGGCCGATGTATGAGTGTGAGTTAATGCCCCGCCGGTATCACCAAATCCCGATGAGGTCCCTTTGACAAACTTGTCATCAAAACGAGTGTCACGCGCAAATCCGGTGGGAATGTCTGCATTTGCACCATCAAACGGGATAATGGTGTTAGGCGGTAACATTTTCGTCCTTTTCAATAACTTCGGTCACTTGATAGTATTTTTTATTCACCTTGTATTTTTTGGCTTTTTCTATTGCTTTTTTTTCGCTGTTTGCGTATATCCAAAAAATGCATGCCTCTAAAAAATTACCATCGGGCGTTTTTATTTCATAACCAAGGACCTTAAAAACCGTTGTTCTCATATTATGCCAAACCAAATCCGGCAAAATAGCCGTCATAGGTTCCCGAGCCGGTGCAAATAATAACAAATGCATCAACCGCGCCGGCCGCCGTTGATAGTGTTGGCGCCGCACCTCCGGGCCATTTAATGGTTGACCACCATGTCACGGTGTTTGATCCTGTCGTTTGCGCTATTCTAACCAAAAATGCTTGGCCAACCGTTGGGGTGGAAATGTCGAGGGTTCTATTACCTCCGAGTGATACCGTGTGGACATTGGATGCGGTGAGGTCAAACGTGACCGTGGCGGCATCGGTATTGCTTGTGATGTCCCGTATTCCGTTTTTCACATCCTTGCGTAAATTATTGTATTGAGTGGCGTACCCGTGTTGACCGGCGGCCACGTCTGATGAGTTCATTGACATATTACCCCCATTTTATCCTATTGTGACCGTCCACACCAAACTCAACGTGTCGTTTGATGTTTTGGTCCGGCTAATTTGTACGCGACAAAATAATGTCCCAGAGTCGGCGGTTGCTGATGCGGCATCACCAAACAACCCGGCCTCGGTGAGTGATCCGTTGACCTCGGATGTGGTGAAAAATGTTTCAAAGGTGGCGTCATTGCCATCAACCGACCGGACACTTACCAATTTTCGGCCCAATTCATTTTCGAGTTCGGTGTCATCCTCGGTGGGCGCGGTGCCCCCGGTACCCACGGCGCAATAAGTAATGACCCCCTTGCTATCCGTGCCCCTCAAGCGGTCGGCAATCGAATTTTTGCCGGCGGTGACGACCATGTTTTTGTATTCGTCAACGGCTTTGATGGCACCGGTTTTGCCATCGCGCAAAATAACCTCGACCCGGCCTTGTGGTATGTAAAGTTCGTTTTTGACTATGTGCATTTTACCCCCATTGAAACATGCCCCATCGCATGCGTGTGCTAATTGTACCGCCCGGGCTTTCCTCAACCCAGGTAAAATATGGGCCGGTTGAGTCGATGGTCAAATCCTCGATCAAACTGTCATCGAGTAGCGCGTCGGTGAGGTTGAATAGTTCGTCGACCACCTCGTTGTCATCCAGTTCGATCAAGTTGCGGTTGCTTTCAAGTAATTCTATCAAAAATCGAATAATTCCAATAGTTTTGGCGCTGGCGATTTTGACGGTGTAGCGAAAATTACCGGCCCCGAATGATGTGGCCCGCACCGATTGGACAATATAATCGTCGTCGACCCCGTAATCGGTCAAACTGATGTTGAGGTATTGGCCGGAAAAAAAACCGGCGGTGTAGGTCGAAAATGACCCCTCAACAATGTTGGCGGCGTAGTCGGTCAATTCGGCCGTTGCCCGGTCGCGGGCGGCCGTGGTGGTGGTGATTTTTTTGTCAAAAATGGCAAATTCCTTTTGGCCATATTCCTCAATGCTGGCGGTATCCTCCACCGCCACCAAAATTGGAATATCATATTTGTAGGTGATTGATAGGGTGTCGCTTGTGGTGAGGGTGGTGCCGTCGGCGTCCTGTTCGATGTATTTTTCCTGAAAATTCAAATACCAATCATACCCGGACGTGTCGACGTTTTTGATACCGACGGTTTTGCCCACCGAGTTGACCTCGACCGACACCTCATGGGGTTTGTCGGGCAATACAAACACCTTTTTTTCACCATCCCCCACCTCGTTGTATGTGGTGAAATCCGACAATTTCGTGCCGCCCCTAACATACACCCGGTTTTTGAGTTGGGTGACGTCTTTTTCAATTGTCAAATCAATGTATTCGTTATTGGTTGAGTCAATGTCAAATGGGGCCGCCTCGGTGGTGAGAGGGAAATAGTGAATGTCCTTTGCATAGTCAATATACCAATTGCGGCCGGTCAAATCACAAATTTGGCGCAAACATTGGGAAATTTGAATATAGTTGAAACTGATTTGGTCGATGGTGACACCCTCAATCACGTTGGTGGTGGTGATCCCAAACCCCGGGCAATAGGTATTGACCAAATCGGCAATGATGGCCGCGTCGGTCATGTCCTCATAGGTTATGTGGGCCAAATTACGATCGAGCAACCACACATAGTCGACACATTCGATTTTGATTGACGCCACCCCGGTTTTTTGTTTGCTGTCAATTCCCACCCGGGTGATATATCCCCCGAAAATGGTGTCGCCACCGGTTGAGGTGATCACTATTTCGTCGCCGGTCGCGGGGGTGCCCGACCCCGACAAATCAATCAAACTCAAATTGCATATATTGGTTTTGTCATTGATGACGTCCTCGATTACCACCGAACCGGCAATCACATCGGCGGTGCGGTCGGTGCCATCAATGGTGATGGTATAGGCCATCAAAACCTCACATTCGCTTGCAACCGGCGCACAATCGAGTCACCAATGCGCTCGGCAATTTGGTCGGCCGCGTTCAAGTCACCAATCACGGCCCCGTCTAAGTTGACAACCACATTGTTGATACCTGGCCCCAAGGCATTGTTGGTGACGGCGGCGGCGGCCATGTTGGCGGTCATTCCCCCGGTCCATTGTAAATCGTCGAATGCTTTGTTGACCTTACCCACTCCCCTTTCGACAATATCCAATACCGAGGGTGAGTGGCGTTGGGTGAAATCGAGTTTTGATTTGATCCAGTCAACCACCTCGCCAATTTTTTCCTTTGCCTTGGTGAATGGCCATTGTAATGCCTCAAGTATTTTTTGGCCGGTTTCCCTTAATTTTTCCACCATCAAATTCCACCCGGCCTTGATGGTTTCCCATAGTGCCCCCGCCACCTCTTTGACTTTGTCCCAATTTTTCCACAATAGGACGCCAATGGCGATCAGGGCAATGATGGCGGCCACCACCAACCAAATCGGAGCCGATAACACGGCCATAGCGGCATTGAATAGCCATGTGGCGGCGGTGAGGGCAATTTGGGCCACTGTTTGAGCAATGGTCACGGCGGTGTGAAAAATAAATGCGGCGGTGGCGATCCCCAATTGGACGCTTTTGGCAATGAGCATGGCAATGGCTTTCCACCCTTCAATCCCAAACTTAATGACATTGAGTGTTGAATTGACAATCGCCATGACGAAATTGATGGCCATTTTAGCCGTCACCGCCACAATCGCCGGTAGGAAAAAATAAGTCAACATCATGGCCACGTTTTGAATTTCCGTTTTGTGTTCGGTCAAAAATCCGGTGACCTCGGTGATGGTATCCCCCAAACCTTGAATGGCGTCAATGAGCAATGGCCCGGCGGTTTCCACAAATTTGACGGCCTCGGCGGCCACGTTTTTCATGGCGTCAAATAACCCGGATTGAATAGCCACGTCTTTGAGGGTGATGTTGACCACGTCCTCGAGGTTTGATTTTAACCCCTGAAGTGAGGTTGATTGGTTGAGCATGGCGCCCTCAAACATGCCCCCCTGGCCGCTTGCTTTGGCCAATGCCTCGGTCAATAAATCATAGGTGATTTCCATTTCTTTGACTTCGTCAACATTTTTGCCGGTGGCGTCTGCCAATAGTTGATATATGTTGATCCCGGCAAAGGCAAATTGTTTGACATCGATGGCGGCGGCCTTGCCCACGGCTTTGATTTGTTGCAAATTCACGGCCAACCGGTTCAATTCGGCCGTACCCCCGCCGGTGGCGGCGATGGCGTTGCCCAAGTTTTTCACCTGGGTGCGCGCGTCCTCGGTATTGACGCCGGCCGATACCAACAATTGATTGGCTTTGATAAGGTCGGGCAAATTATACGGGGTTTCCTTTGCGTCCTTTTCGATGGCTTTGATGGCGGCGATGGCTTTTTCGCGGTCTTTGAGCAGGGTGGTGAATGCGATTTCCTGTTGCTCGAATTGCATGGCCGCCTCCATACCCGTTTTCCCGGCCAAAACCATGGCCCCGGCAATAGCCGCACCGGCCACCATGAATGCTTTGCCGGCGACGTCGGCCACCTTGGTGATCCGGTCACCAAAAATGCTGGCCGACTTTTCGGCCTCACCCAATCCTTTTTGAAATCCTGAAATGTCGGCTGTTATTTTTGCAACGACTGATCCTACATCAAATGCCATATATCCTCATTTTACAATAATTCTTTGGCTACGACTCAATTGATTTTTGAGGGCCTCAAATCCGACTTGGTCAAATTCGGGTCCGGCCGGCCCCATGATCCGGGTTTCCTCGCGGTCCAATAGCCGGAAAATGTTTTTGGGGTCTTTGACGTGCGGATTTGAAACGATCGACAATTGCATTCGCCACTCGCGAATTTTGCGCAAGTTCGATTGCTTAATAAGTTTGACGAGTTGGTCCAAATACACCCGTTCGAGTATGTCGGTGATTGACCACCCATATTCGCTGGCCAAAAAATCAACGGCCCACCACAACCAGTCATCCTCCCCTATTTTGCGGCCGGTTGTGGGGCCAGGGCTTTTTTTGCGAGTTGGTATACCTCTTGATAGTTGTTGACCTCAACCACGGCCAAAACCAATTTGACCGCGTCGTCGAGGCCCAATTCGTTGATTTCCTCGGCCTCAAGCGGTGTGGCAATGGCGAGTATGCGCAAAAAATCCGGCAAACTCTCCCCAATCAATTCCGGTAAAATTTCAATAACCTTGGCGCTTTCCATGCCCTGAAACCGATTGATGTGTTTGGGCAATTCTTTGATGGCTTTGAGCAATTCGGCATATTTGCCAAGTGCTAATTTTTCGACGGTGATTTTTTTGCCGTCAATTTCGACGATAACGTGTTTTTTCATATTAAAAATGGCGGTAACATTGTACACTTTGCCAATTTTGACTAGGCGGTGGAGTCACCAATCATACCCAGGTAGTTTCCATCGGTTTTGGTTTCGTCAAGTAATGCCTTGAACGTCACCTCGACGATTTTTTCCTCATCAACCGCGTGGTTGATGACCACCTCCGAAATGACGGCGGCTTTGTAGAAAACAATGTCATGACGCCGGGTGCCCTCGTTGATTGGGTGTAAAACCAATTGAGCGGCCACTGATGTGAGTTTTTTGCCCGCATTGGCACCAATGGTGCGTCGTGCGTTGGCGGCGCCGGCAAATTGCCCTTGGGGTATTGCGACCCCTAAATTGGCAATGGTAAATTCGGCGAGTGGTACTTTTGCTTCCCACCCCTCACCAACCAAATATCCCTCGACCATGGTTTCACCATACTTGTCGACTGATACCTCGTGGTAGTTTGGCTCGTAAGTCACCTCAACCCCACCCTTGGTGTGCCCCAGGTCGGTGCCGTTAAAATTGACACTACATACACCTACTTGTACATTTGTTACATCGGCCATATATTATTCACCCCCTTTGCTTGTGGCTATTTTGTATTCTCTCATTGTATCCTCAACGTTTTTGGTCTGCAAATGCTTGAAGTTTTGCTCGGTAAACTCGCCGCACCGTGGGCAATGGTAGGCAATGCGACCGGCGAAAACGTACTCATAGCAAATGAGTTTGCGGCATTTGCGACACCGCAATTCACGATATATTTTACCGTTTATATTCACCGGGTCCTCGCCTGAAAATTGATCGAAAACTCATCATGACCGTTTTCCGACCGGCCCATGTGGCCGCCCTCCGATATGGCAAAAATAAAATAAAAATAGGTTGAGCCGACGGTTTCGTTGTCCAATTGGTGCAATGCGGCCCTCACCTGATCCAGCGTGGTTTTGCCGGCCAAATAGGTATCGGCCCGGATATATATTTGAAATGTAGGCTCATAGGTGGGCAAATACCGGTCGGGTTGAGTGCCCCCGGTATCGAGGACCGCCATGATGGTGCCGGTGCCGGTTTCGGGCAAGTAGGATTTGAAAATGTTGGTGCCTAGAGTGCCCACCCCCTCATCCTCAAGGTGTTGGGCAATGTCGTCAATAAGTGCCATATATCACCCCAATGCTTCCTTCAAATTTTGCTCAAAAAATTGCTTGAAAACTGCCAGGTTATGTTTGATCGGGTCCTCCAAATATTTACCCTTGCGGCCTTTGCGAAATCGAAATTGCGGGTTTTCGTGTAACCTGGCCGCATATACGGTATTGTACCCGACGGTGGCATGGTCCATGTATTGCGGCTCAACGTGCCCACTATTTTGGAGGCGGCCGGTGTCGTGGGGCACCTCAAATTGTGAGAGGCGCAACACTTCATTGGCCACGTCCAAAATACCGCCCCATTTGACGATTTTGATTTTGGCGGTGAGTTTATCAATTCCCACCTTAAAACTTGATAGGTCGACGCTCATGTTTGCCATTTGATCAATTCCACTTTGATGTGATGGGTGCCACCATTGCCGGTGATGGCCTCATATTTGTTGAAAACTTTGTAAGACTCCGACCCAAACACGACCTTGTCGTCAACACTGATGGTGGTGTCGGGCGGTACCCAACATTCGGCCTCGATCAATATGAGTGAGCCATTGTCGAGCAATCGGCGTATGGTGGTTTTTTGAAACCGGCAATTGACCGTGGTGCCCGACCCCACCGCCTCGCGGCCATAGTCGTCATACCCGGTTTTGGTGTACAGGGTCAATTTTTGGTTGAGTAATCCCAAAAAACTCATTGGTTGATAATCCTTCCGGTCCGGTTAATATAGCCACGCAATAGCAATTTGGCTTTTGGCGCTATCATCCGGGCCAAACTGATTGATGATTTTTCACCCATTGAATACGAGTAATCGCCAATTGACTCGCTGGTTTTATCGCTTTGGTCGGTGGTGAAAAACTCATCCCCCTGGTTGATGATGTATTCGACCTGGGCCGCCACGGCCCGGCGTACCGCCTCGGGTATGCTTTTGTAGTAGGTGGTGACGCTGGCGTCTAGGTGGGTAATAACATCGGTATAGCGGGGGAATTTGCCCAATTGGTGTATGCGGTAAAAACTGGTTGAGTCGGGTGTGGTGGTCCAGGCCGAGGCCACGGTCAAAACCCCCGCTTTGGTTGACGCGCTCACCCGCCGGCGCTGGCCCGAGCCGGTGCCATCAACAATTTCGATTTCACATAGTTTGAAAAAATTGGCCTCGTATACGTTTTGGTGTTCGGTTTCAAGGGTAATGGTGGCCGATCCCCCGGCGGTGGCCCGGCCCAAAATTTCATACTCCAAAAACTTTTGTTGATACCCGACAAATGAGTCGATCATTTCCTCGGCTTGACTGATAACGTCGTCGGCCTCGTCCGTGTCGGTGACGGTAATGTTGGCAAATTGTTCGAGTTCGTCTTGGCTCAAATAGCCTCGCCGGCTCGATGGTGTCGTTGATGTAACGGCCATATGGGTTTTCCTTTCTTAAATTATATCAGTATTTTTTATACCAATTGGGTGATGATTTGGTGTGGTAGGTTTTCGGGTCCTCATCATACCAATCCGGGTGAGTTTTTGAGGCGTAGGTTTTGGGGTCCTCGTTATACCATGAGGGTTTGGCTTTTTTGTGCCATTTGGACCCGCGCAACCGGGCGCCCCTGATCGAGGACACGTTGCCGGTTAATTTGGCACCACGTTCGTCATTTGATTGCAATAACCCGCGCAATGTGGCCGACCGGTTGCTTGCGGCTGTCGCTTGACCTGAAAGTTTGCCGGCGCGCTGGTCGTTTTCGGCGTATACCCCAAACAACCCGGCGCCCCGGTCGGTGGCGGCGGCGTCTTTGGCCGTCAATTCGGCGGCGCGCTCACTGGTGGCGGCCGCTTTCCCTGTCAAATTTGCACCCCGCTCGTCATTGTCGGTTTCGACCCCGGACGCAATCGCCGGCCGCTCACTGGCGTCGGTTTCACTCCCGGCGAGGTGCCCGGCCTTTTGACTGGCCCACACGTCGGCCTCATTCCCTAAAACATAGGTGAAAAATGTGCTTTGAGCCAAATACATGTTGGCTTCGGTCCTGATCCAATCATAGTCACGCTCGAGGCCATAGGAAATCCGGGTTTCGTCAATTGAACCATTCCACCCTTGCGTGGTGACGTCGCCGCCGATCCACACCGAATTTGACCCACTGTAGGTGGTGGTGACGGGAGTGGCGGCGGTGTAGGTTTTGTCAATACTCGAGGTGATGACATGAAGGCGTAATTGCGCCCCCTCGTGAATGCCCACCACATAGGTCCAAGTGGCGGCCGGAAATACCTCATCACCAATGACGTCACCGGCCAATCCCATTTGAAAATGGGTATTTTTGGAGGTGATTTTGGACCCGAAAATGTAGGTGTTGAAAGTGCCGGCTTCCCTGATGGTGACAATGCGCCGCTCGTCGGCGGGGTTGTCGATCAGGTATACCAGGGCCGAAACGACCAAATTGCCGGCACCCACAATGCCGGTGTCGTCGTTTCTCTCAAGTTTGTTGGTGTTGGACACATAAGTGGTCGATTTGCCGATCAAATCGTCACCGGTGCCCGGTGGCCCCCAAGGTGCGGCGGCCCCGGTGAGGTGGTAATTGTTGCCGGAAAAATCCCTGTAATGGTCGGCGTCGGCGCTGGTGACCTCACTCATGTAATAGGCGGCCGTGTACCCGGTGGTGTAGGCGTCACCATAGGCCCATTGTTGGGTGGTAACCTCACTATTGCCATAGAATATATAGAAAATGGTGTCAACGGTTGAGGATAGGGTGGGCAATAGCACATGGCCCACCACCCGGCCGGTGGACGGTTCGTACAATTCGATGTCAAACCCAAGGGCATTCAAACCGGCGTAATCGCTGGCAAAGGTGATGTCATACCCGCTTTCGCTTTGCACCTTGCCCCCATTGCTTGCCGATTTCAAATCAGGGTCGGTGATTTCAAAGGCAAAGGTGAAATTTTCTTTGTCGCCTCCGGACACCTTGGTGTAATCGATAGTGATGGCCCCTTGGTAGGTATAGCCATTTGACCAGGGGTCGGGCAAAAATCCGGTAATTTTGGCGCCCCGCTCACTCCCCTCGCTGGTGGTGCCGGATATGTGGCCGCCTCGGGTTGAGGATGAGCCGGCAATCCCTTCCAAATGACCGGTGCGCTCATCATTGTCGGCCTCGGTGCCGGTAATGTGGCCGGCCCGGTTCGAATTGGTCAACACCTGGCCATAAGTATTGGCACCCCGCTCGTCATTGTCGGTTGATTTTCCAATCAGGTGTGCCCCACGGGTGGCGGTGGTGGTATCGATACCGGCGAGGTGCCCGGCACGATCCGAATTTGACCCCTCCACCCCCACCAAATGCCCCCCCCGGGTATCGGCGGTGGTATCGACTCCCACCACATGTGCCCCGCGATTTGAGGCCGTGCCACCCAATCCAATAATATGACCGGCTCGATCACTTGTGGCCGTATCAATTCCAATAACATGTGCCCCGCGTTCGGTGTTTTCCAGTGATTGACCAATCAGGTGTGCCCCGCGCGTTGCATTCGCCGCCGCTTGACCTGTTACACGAGCCGACCGGTTGGCGCTGGTGGTGTCCTTACCAATGACATGTGCCCCACGCTCATCATTGGCCGTGTCAACGCCAACCATATGTGCGGCGCGGGTGCTATTGGCGGTTTCGGCCCCGGAAAAATCAATGGTGAAATGGTCGGCTGATAGGGTGTGCGAGCCGGTGGTAATAGCGCCCCGGGTGGAGTTGGTGGCGGATTTACCGGTAAGGTGCGCCCCGCGAGTTGAGTTGGTGGCGGTGCCGGTACTAATCCCCCACGAGGCAAATGAGGCCACGGCTTCGGAGGTAGCACCGGAAAAGTCGGCGGTGATGGTTAACCCGGTTTGCGCGTCGAGGAATGACTTACTCGCACCCGAATAAGTGACAAATGTTTCCAGAGTACCGTCAAAATCCTCAGTTAATCCCGTCCATGTGGTTGTGCCGCCAGAGTTTGTGAGTGCTACAGCAACGGCAAATCCTCCCGCCGGAATATCGAGGGTGTTGGTGGGGTCGGCGGTAGAAATATACCCGGCGGTGTCGGACGCCGTGGCGCTTGACAAACTGGTGACGCGGTATACTCCAATAATTGAGCGCACCATGGTGGCGCCATAGGTGACCACCACGTTTCCAGAGGTGCCGGTGGGTACGGCGGCGATAAAAATGCCGGAAACGTCGGTGTTTGTTGAGGTGTTGGTGTTTTGGTGTACTTCCGTGGCACTAACCCCGCCGATGGTCACCCCGGTGATGGTGGTAGAGGCCCCGGCTTTGCGGGCGGCGGCGGTAACGATTATGTAGCGGTCGGCGGCGGCGTCACCAAAACTCACCGAATAGGTGTATTGGTTGGTATCCGCGGTGTCGGGGTATGAGTTAATGAATGAATACGCCATATTATGTCACCTCTTGATATACGCGGCATGCGACTAAATAATTGGCGTCATAGTAGTTTTCGGGGTTGGTGGAAATTGAGCCGGTAAGGGTGAAGTCGGTGTTTTTGGCGGCGGAGGTTTCGGTGTCAAGGTTTTCCCACTCATCCGAATTGTGGTTGTATACTTGTAAATATACGGTGGCGGCCGTTGGCGCCAGGGTTGATTGACCATTCCAGGTGACGGTGAGTGGGTCGGCATTGGCCGTGTCGTTGTATTCTTTGTACATGTGGACCATGAAATCGGTGCTGGTGGCGACTAGCGGCACCCGGGTGCCATCGTCGGTGGAAACGTCGGTGACCTCTTGTGATGAGTAAACCCCGGCCAAATTCGAGTCGTCGGTGGGTAAAGTTTCTTTAACTTCCTTTGTGTAAACACTTCCCACCTCACCCTCAAGGGTGGCGGGGCGGGTTGAGTTGGCGGTGAGTGAGCCAGTAGCATGAGCGGCGCGGGTTGACGAGGTGGTGGCAATGCCGGTGGTGTGGGCCGCCCGGGTGGAATTGGCGGTGAGTGAGCCGGCTGTATAGGTGGCGTATATCGAATTTACATAGTTTATTTGTGAACCGCCAACGCCCATCGTTGATGGCCAAGTTTCGAACGTTTCCGTTTTATAAAAAAATTGACCTGTGCCGGCCGAGTCTAAATAGGGATAATATTGCACCGTTGAAGAATGAAAATTTAACAACCAATATTTTGTACCACCCGTCAATGACGCTGATATGTTTACTGTCCTCCATCCTGCAGTTGTTGTAACCGTTGTGTTTCCTGTATCCTCTGCCACTTTTGAATTGGGATAATTACTCCCTGTATCGGTATAAATACCTCCACCCATTGAAACAGTTGCCCCACGCGAATATGTGGTTAATGATGTTACATCACCATTTACTGAAATGGTTGCATATGATCCATTTATTCTATTCTGGCCAATATTCGAGGATGATGACGCCCCTACACTTGTGTAACCGAAAGTAGGGTCAATAATTACCGGATACACCGCATTTTCCAACCACTTCTCATCCAGGGTGAGGGTTAAAATTCCGGCTTGCTCGGCCAAACTCAATTCACCCCAAATTCGATCACCCTTGGAGTCGGTGGCAAAGGGTCGGTATAAATGAAACGCTTTGCCGACTTTGTATTCCATTCCATTGATATCATTCATTCCGCCTTTGTATTTGTGGTAAACAGCATACGAACCCACCACGTTTTCTGGCCGCTCAAACCCCTCGTCGATTTCCTCTTGACTTAGTGCCGGTTGATAAAACCAGTCCAATTCCTTTGTGTTGACTGAAAATTGAAACGTATTGGCGGCGGGTTTTTCCCTCAAAACTATTTCAAATTCAAACCCACCCTCATCCATGTCGTCGCGCTCGTACATGTTGACGGCAAGTTTGTCGCGGTCAATCACCGCCCCCCGCTCGTCATGGGTGATGATTTCGTTGGCGTCCTCGGGCAAAATCAACCGGATTGACGCATTGACCTCATTTTCCCACCGTTGAATTTTGACTTGGGGTTGGAATTTGGCCGGGTCGCGGTCATCCCCTACCACCACCTCGATTTTGTCTTTGGGGTTTTCTTTGGGTGTGGCTTTGTAGGCTAGGTTTTGGGGGTCAAAAACCAACCCGGTGCGCGAAATGGTATCACTCATATTTTCTTTTCGACCATCAATACCCACATATTTTGGGTGTGTTGTTCGTCGACCCATATTTGCAATTCGTGGTCACCATAGTCGGCGATGGCCACGGTAAACCACCCCAAATTTTTGTTGGTGCCGTCCGGGGCCATTTCCCGGGTGATTTTCCGGCACACCTCAAAATCGAGGGGTTTTTTCAAATTGTCAAACTCGCGGAATTTGGGATTTTTGCCGCTTGAGGGCAAATTGTAGGTGCGGCCATCGTCGGTATATAGCGACAATGAGGTGATGTGGGTTTTTTGTTGGGCTTGATATTCGAGCAATTTTTGCCAGGGTGACAATTCCCCTTTGACTTCAACAAATGGGCCTTTGCCCTCAAAAAATGTGTCACCATTGGCGAGTGATACTTGCCATTTGACGCGATGTGCTAGGTCCATGACTGGCCCCTTTCATGCTATTTGTTAGAGTCTACAGTGAGCCTCAATTGGTTTTGGTTATTCTTGCGGTACTACAAATTCGAATGCCTCATCCCCCACCATGACGTCGAGTTTTTCGACACCCGGTTGGATGGCAATTTTGTGGTCGGCGGTGACAATCCCGCGCACCCCACCAATTCGTACCCGCATGGCGCCGATTTTTTCCTCGGGTTTTTCAACCCCGGCACCGGTGAGGATTTCAAGTGCGGTCAATTTCATATATTCCCCCTTTTAGCTATAGGTTAATTCGTCACGCAAAGTAAATGCGGTTTTGTCGCCAACCGACTCGGGTGAGGCGGATACGGCAATGTAAAAATCATGGCTTTCGGCGCTGGCCGAGTCGGTCACCGTAAGTGCGGCCGCGCTTCCCTCGGCATTCGTCCAATTGGCGTCGGCCTGTTCGGCGGCGTAAAACGTCACCCCGGTGGGTACTTCGGTGGTGGTTGAGCCGTCGTAAGCATAGAAAATGTGCGAGGATACTGCCACGGCCGAGGTGTGGGCAAACGTAATTTTGAGGGTACATTCGGCGTCGGTGATGGCGTCCAAATCCTCGGTGCCATCCCCCCAATCGGCTTGAGAGTCACCCCCGGTGCCCCCGGTGGCGGAAATAAATTTGACGTTATTGGGCGTGTTGCCGTCCGAGTCGTTTGCCCCGACCGAGCTTTCAACGTGCGTACTATCATTGTACGAACTCACGGTGATTGCCGAGTCAAAGGTGGCCCCGGCAAATTGCACGAGGTCCGTGGCGTCAATGGTTGTAGGCGAGGTGCCCTGTAAAACCCAGGTGTATGTGGCCATATGGTGTCACTCCTATACTATATGCATTTTCCCAAAAATGCCGCTAATTGGGACCCCTCGGCGTCGAAATCGACCACCGCATTGAATACATTATACACATTTTTTCGCAATTGCTCATACATCGAATTTTGACTGTAGTGTTCAATTTTGTTGATGATGGCCGGGGCGTCTAGGTTGTCAATGGCAATGCACGTTTGGCCATCGACCATCAATTTGCCGGCCAATTTGCCCGCGTAGTACCCCATTTTGACGATGGGCGGCACCCCCATGGCATAGGCGTTGTGAATGATGTGGCCATACCCATCGCCACCGGCTTTCAAATGCCACACAAATTTTGAGCGGCCCATGATTTCGGCCAATAGCTTTTGGCCATTGGCCTCGCCATCGCGGCATGAGCCGCCCAATGATTTGAATGTCCAATCGGGCATGAGTTTTTCAACCTTTGAAAACGTGGCCCAATCCTGCTTGTATATGCTGGCCGATTGATAGCAATTGATGAAACAGGTGATGGTGTTGCCCTCAAAGGTGGGCATTGGTTTGAAAACATGGGTGTCAAATTCTTGGTGGTATTCGATAATATTGAACCCCGGCGGGTGGGTGGGAAGGGTGGCCGAGGCCATAATGTTTTTGATTGGTTGGGCGGGGTTGATTTCCCACGCATTGCCGACTTGAAAAATGGCTTTTGGATGATTGGGGTGTTCGCTGGCCAACCGGGCAAAACTGTCAATGTGGGCCGGAATGGTGGCAATGACAAAATCAATCGGGGTTTGGAAAAACCGGTCGATGGTGATGGCGTTGTGGTCATAGTCATATTCGGGGTCATAGGCCAAATAGTGCCCCGGCTCCGGTTCGGGGTAGTCGGGCCGCACCCCCAAATATTGCGCCACGGTGAGCGGGTGATTGTTGTAAATTTCGGCCATTTTCCAATACCCCCGGTGCAACCAATCCTCACCCAAGGGGCGGTATAATTTCCCGCCAAATCGCCGCTCAAATAATAGTCGAAATGAATTATACAAACTGAAATGGTGAAGGTCGGCAAATACTTTGTATTGTTGCATATGTGTTGTTTACTATACCAACCCCACTCCCCTATTGCATGTGTTAGCATTTTTTGTGATTTTAGCCTGGACCCCCAAAAATTTTTTCGGTAGGGGAGAGTAGGGGAGTGGTGAGCCTATAATTGCAATTATTGCGATATTATAGCGCGGCACGTTCTAGCGCCTCTCTCGCGGTGTTTTCAAATTGAGGGTGCAAAACCAACCCGGCCGATAATACGGCCCGCAAATAGGCATAGAATTTTTCGGGTTGGTAGTTTGCGGGTAATCCCTCACTTACCAACCGCCAATTGTGGCTTAGGCCATTGTAGTGGTAATACAAGTTTTCCGGTATTTTGACCGGTTCGATCCCGGCGCTTTTGAGGTCGATTTGTATGCGGCCAAAATGATCGTATGCCGGCGGGTTGGCGGCGAAATCGAGGTGGGTTTGAGTGAGGGCATGCCGGCTCATGAATAGTGAGCACGGGTGCAATCGGCTTTCCTGGTACACACCAATGACGTCGGCGGTTTGGTTTTCCACAAATTCCCAAAACCCGCCCAAGGGCCAAAAATCCTGTTCGGCAAACCACACATACGGCGCGTTGTAACTCAAAACGAGTGCATGCCGCATGGCCACATTGCGCCAATCCTCGCCGCCACGGGCTTTGGTATCGACAAAAATGACATGATCCTCAAACATGTG